AACTGACCCCGTACACGCACACCACGGCCCTCCTGAACACCAGCGCCGGTCAGCCCCCGTCGTACACCTTGTTTCTGCACAACGGGGCGGAATGCTGGCAGATGGCCGGGTGCATCATGACCGGCCTCGACGCCGAGTGGACCGCTGATGGCCTCGTCAGCCTGTCCCCGGCGTGGTCGGGGAAGTCCGCGGTGAAGATGACCAGCGCGGCCACGAACACTCCGTCCACGGCGTTGCCGGCGGCGGGGTGGAACACGACGGTGACACACACCGGAGCACCATCGGTGCTACTGCCGTCCGTGAAGCTCTCCATGAAACGCGAGGACGCCGGGCCGCTGCACACCCTGTCCGGGTCGCAGGACCCGCAGGCCATCTTCGTCGGTGCCCTGTCCGTCGAGGGCGAGATGACGGCCCTGTACCCCGGGCTGGCCGGAGCACCCATGGACCTCGCCAACTACCTGGCCAACACTCAGGTCGCCCTCGTAGTCAAGACGAACCCGGTCGGTGACGCGACGCACTACCACCAAATCACGATGACGAAGGTCGCGTACAGCGAGGTCGAGGTGGCTGGTCAGGGCGGGCACCTGGAGGCGTCCTCGAAGTTCGTCGCGATCGCGAACTCCACGGACGGGCTGGGCACCACCCCATCCCCGATCAAGGTCGTCACCCTGAACACGGCGTCGACCTCCTACTGATCGCGTGGCCCGTGCCGTCACCTGCCGGTGCGGCGGCACGGGCCACGCTGCACCGGCGAAGCACCGGCAGGAAAGCGAGCAGCACAATGGCAACCACCATCACCATCCCCGGCGGCCAAGCCACCCTTCGCGACCAGGACGAGATGACCGAACGGCACCGCCGCCCGGTCAAGGTCATCTCGATGCGGCTCATGCGGGTCATGGGGCAGCTCGCCGACATTACGCACCTCGCGGACCTCGACCCGTCCGCTGAGGACGCCACCGAGCGGATGATGGCCACCATCGGCATGACGGAGGACGAGTCGTCCGCGCTGCTGCGCTTGACCGACGCGGCGATCTACGCAGCCCTCAAGTCCTGGACCCTGGACCTGCCGATCCCGGTCACCGTTGACGAGGTCCAGGACATCCCCGGCGAGGTGTACGACGCCCTCGCGGAGGCCACGGCCCGCACGGGCAAGGACCTCATGGTCAGCGAGGGGCAGACGGCGCAGGCCGGGTTCGGTCCGGACTCGGCCGGGGACGTGGCGTCCCCTACCGGGGCCTCCGGCGCCTGAGGGACGCGCTGGGGGCCGACGGCACCCTCGATACCCGCCGTCTCGACCCGGTCACGGCCTCATGGGTCGATGAGTACCTGTACCGCAAGGCCATCCCGGGCCTGACGCATGAGGAGTACCTCGACGAGGACCCCGCGGCCATCGAGTGGCTCCTACGGATCGACAGCGAGTTCCGGCGCGCAGAGCGGCGAGCCCAGGAGTGATGCCGGGTGGCCGAGTGGGGGGTACGCGTCGAGGGCCTCACGGACCTGGAGGACGCCACCGATGACCTGATCGAGCGTCTCGCCGCCGCGGCGATGCGGATCGTCGTGGATCTCGGGGCCCTCACCGAGGCCGGGGCCAAAAAGAACTTCGTCGGCAGCCACGCCCCGGGGATGCCGCACGTCGGCGGCAACAGGCCCAACGTCGTGACCGGGTATCTGCGCAGGTCGATCGGCATGAATGTGCCGATCCAGATCGGCTCCATGTGGCAGACCGAGGTGGCCCCCACGGCGGTGTACGGGCGCCGCGTCGAACTGGGCCTGGACCCCACCAAGTCCTTCCCGTACCTGCAACCCGCCCTCGTGGACGTCGCTGTCGTGGCACCTGCCCTGGCGACGTCCCGGTGGAACGCGGCCCTGTCTTGACCTGGAGGTGGTGACCCGTGCCGAAGCTGCCCCCGGTGATCGCGGTCCTCCAAGCCGACTCCTCCCAGGCACGGAAAGAGATCGCGGAGATCCCGAAGGCCGCGGAGAAGGCCATGGACGACACCGGCAAGGCCATGAAGGAGGGCGGCGAGAAGGCCGGGGCGGCGGGCGGGAAGGCCGCGGGGGAAGCCTTCACCAGGGACGCGAACGGCAAGCTGCGGGACTCCCGCGGGAAGTTCGTGAGCGAGGGCGGCAAGGCCGGGGCGGCGGGCGGGAAGGCCGCGGGGACGGCGTTCGGCCTGAACTTCAAGCGGTCCATGGGCGGGTACATGACCGGCGCCGCCCTCGCCGGGACCGTCATGGCCGTCGGGAAGATCGGGATGGAGTACGAGGACTCCATCAACATCTTCCAGGGCGTCACGAAAGCCAATGTCGCCCAGCTGCAGCGGGTCCAGAAGACCGCGCGGGACCTCGGTGCGGATGTGAAGCTCCCCGGGGTATCGGCCGCCGGGGCAGCGAAGGCCATGACGGAGCTCGCGAAATCCGGCCTGAACGTCAAACAGTCCATGGACGCCGCACGCGGAACGCTGATGTTGGCGCGGGTCGCGGGCATGGAGGAGGGCGAGGCCGCCAACATCGCGGCCAGCGCCGTGAACGCCTTCGGCCTCAAGGCGAAGGACGTGTACGGCGTCGTCGACCAGCTGGCCGCGTCCGCCGCGTCGTCGTCGGTGGAGGTCCAGGACGTCGCCGCGTCCTTCAAGATGGCGGCGGCCGTGTACAGCGGCTTCCAGGGCCCGGTGGTCGGTGCCCAGGGCGCAATCACGGAGCTGAACACGGCGATCGCGATCCTCGGCCGGAACGGCATCGCAGGGTCCGACGCGGGCACCTCCCTCAAGCAGATGCTCCTCCAGCTCACCGGACCATCCGACAAGGCCAAAGACGCCATGAAGGCCGTGTACGCCGCGGCGCAGGGCGCCGCGATGGGCGAGAAGGACCTCGCCAAGGCGATGAACGGAGGTAAGAAGGAGCGCGCGGATGCCCTCGCGTCGATCCAGACCCACAACAAGGGCCTCAAGCTCCAGGGGGACATCGCCTACGACGCGCAGGGGAAGATGCGGCCCCTGCGGGACATCATCAAGCTCACGGCCGCTGGCACGAAGGGCATGACCGATGAGCAGCGGAACTCTGCGCTGACCACGATCTTCGGTGCGGACGCGACCCGCGCCATGATCGCCCTAATGAAGGGCGGGATGCCCGCGTACGACGCCATGGAGAAGGCCCTGACTAAGCAGGGCAGCGCGGCGGATCAGGCCGCAGCGAAGAACAAGGGACTGCGCGGGGCGATCGACAACGTCAGGTCGCAGGCAGAGAACGCCGCGATCGGAATCTACGAGAAGGCGAAGGGCCCGCTGACGAAGGGCCTGAACACGCTCGCGGATCAGGGCCCGAAGATGGCCAAGCAGCTCGTGCCGCCCCTGAAGACCGTCGGGAAGTTCCTGGGACAGGTCGCGGACGTCGCCGAGCCGGTGGTGATCGGTGCTCTCGGCGCGGCGTGGGCGGTCCTGAAGGGCGGCCTGGAGGGCGCGGCTGCGGTCCTCGGGCCGATCGCGGGGTGGCTTGAGCAGAACAAGACCCTCGCGCAGTCCCTGGCGGTGGCGGTCACTGCCGGGGTGGTGGCGTGGAAGCTGTGGACCGGCGCGATCGCGGCGTGGTCGGCCATCACGAAGGCCGCCGCAGCTGCGCAGGGCATCTTCAACGCGGTGATGGCCGCGAACCCGATCATGCTGATCGTCATCGCACTGGTGGCTGTCGCGGCGGGCCTGATCTACGCCTACAAGCATTCCGAGAAGTTCCGGAATGTCGTGAAGGCGGCGGGCAAGGTCGCGGGTGCCGCGTTCGGGTGGGTGGCTGAGAAGGTCTGCCAGGTCTGGAAGTGGATCAAGGATCACTGGGGCACCATCGGGAAGGTCCTCATGGGCCCGATGGGGATCGCGGTCCGGTGGATCGTGGGCCACTGGGATGACATCTCCGCGGCCGGCAAGAAGGTCGTGGGCTGGGTGAAGTCGGCCTGGGCGAAAGTCAAGACGTACGTGGTCGAGCCGATGAAGACCGGCATCCAGTGGATCAAGGACAAGTGGTCCGCGATGATCGACTGGTTCAAGGGCCTCAAGGACAAGTTTGACGACATCGGCCGGGGCATCGTGGATGGCCTGAAGGCCGGGATCTCCGCGCGGTGGGACGCGGTCGTCGGTTGGGTGCAAACCCAGATCGGGCGGCTGCCGGCGGCAGCGAAGAAGGTCCTGGGTATCGCCTCCCCGTCGCGGGTGTTCCGGGCCCTGGGGCTGATGGTGGCGGCGGGTATGGCCGCCGGGATCCGGTCCGGCTGGAAGGCCGTCGAGGCCGCCCTGGACCGGGGCTTGTCCGCAGTGAAGAAGCGGTACGACAAGGCCAAATCGGCGTACTCCGACACCCGGTCGGCGTACGGGCAGCTGTACACGACGGTCAGGGACGCGTTCCGTGGCCCGGGCCTGACGGAGCGGGGCGGGACCGTGGCGGAGATGCGCCGGTCCCTGCAGGACCAGGCGGCGCAGTCCCGGGCGATGCTCACCACCCTCCGGTCCCTGCGTAAGGGCGGCCTGAACGCGACGATGCTGCGGCAGCTGGCGGAGGCCGGCCCGGAGGCCCTGGGGCAGGCCCGGGGCCTGCTCGCCGGCGGGCAAATCCGGGCGTTCAACGACCTGCAGCGGCAGATCAGCGGGACGGCACGGTCGGCTGGACAGTTCGAGGCGAAGTCGGTGTACGGCCAGGACCTCCGCGCCCAGCGGCGGGCGGTCCTCGACCTGTCCAAGGACATCCGGGAACTCACCCGCGCCATCAAGGTGTCGAAGGCCCGGGCGAAGAAGGCCGGGAAGAACGCGTCCGGCACGAGCAGCTGGGGCGGTGGCCTGACCTGGCTGAACGAGGCCGGCCCGGAGCTGGTCGACCTGCCTCGTGGCGCCCGGGTCTACACCGCCCGGGAGTCGGCCGCGATGGCCGCCCGCGGGGAAGGGACGACGCTGGTCGCGGACCTTCACCTGCACGTCGACGGGGTCGAGCTGTACCGGTCGCAGCAGCGGGCCGTTCTGCGGCACGAGCAGCGCAACGGCAAGACGGGGCTGTCGCGCCGTGGCTGACCGGACCACCTGGCCGCTGTTTTGGTGTCAGGCGGACTTCGCCACGGCACCGAACGCCGCGGGGGCGACCGTGGCGGGGGTCGCCTCGGACGTGACGGTGTGGTCGGACCTGTCAGGTCGACTCATGGACCCCGACGGTGGCGTGGCGCTGCGGACCTCGGCGGGCCGGCAGTACGAGCTGGGCCTGGTCGAGGCCGGGACCGCGTCGGTGGTGCTGGACAACCTGGACGAGGCCCTGACCCCGGCGAACACGGCGTCGCCGTACAACACGGCACCGCAGGAGCTGGTGCCGTACCGGCCGATCCGTCTCGGCGCCATGTGGCCACTCGCAGGGAACCTGTCCGCAGGCGACTGGGTCGCGTCGGCGGACTCGGGGTCGTTCGAGGGCGGCACGGTCGGCGGGTGGTCAGAGTCCGGTGCTGTGCCCCCCACGGTCGCCGCGTCCACGACCAGGGCACACGACGGCACCGGGTCGATGCTCGTCACCTGGCCTACCGCAGGGTCCGGTGAGTCCCTGGTGTCGCACGTGATGCCCCTGACCGTCACGGGCCGCGCGTACACCCTGTCGGCGTGGGTGTGGGTCGCTGCGGGTCCCGCGGTCGCGATCAGCTTCGGCGGGTGGACGTCCAGCTCGTCGTCGGGGACGGGGTCGTGGCAGCGCCTCACCCTCACCTGGACCGAGGCCGGGACCCTCACGGACCGGGACCTGCATCTGTTCGCCCTGGGCGGAACCACGGCCGGGCAGCAGGTGTGGGTTGATTCGGTGCAGCTGGAGCTCGGGGCGGCCGCGACGACGTGGACCGATACCGCCCCTGGCTGTTATCCGCTGCACACCGGGTACATCGAGCGGTATCCGGTGTCCTGGTCTCACGCTGGCCGGCACGGCTGGGGGCGCCTGGAGTCCGTCGATGCCCTCGCGGTGCTCCCGCAGACCGCCCTGCGGGACGTGATGACCGCGCAGGCCCTCCTGGACGGGGCGTGGG